GGGAATTCTCCGTACACAGTGTTTGTAGATAGTTGGCAGTTATTTGCCCTTTAAGACCATAGCGTCATTTAAGGCATTACATATGCCTTTCTTGACTACTACGTCTTATCGATTTTCTACTCAAAAATTTTATTCTAAGTATCGATCGTGCTAAACTAGCGATCACCTCTATTTGTTTTTGGAAACCGCAACGACGGTGCAGACACATTGTAGTGTCTAAGTCCGTGTCTTGTTATTATAGCAAGGAATATTTAGTTGGGCTACCACCCAACTTTTGTTTTGACTTTTAAAACATAAACTAGTTTGATTCTTCTCTTTTGAGATGTAGAACTATACCTGGTTACTAATTTAAGTCGATTTTAATTTCATTATTTTGAATTTATTTTAGAGCACATGAAGCTCACTGAATAAGGTTTCAGTCAATTCCTTATCAGCTCTTATTTTATAAGATATAAATATTTTCATTATTTTGAAAAATAACGTAATAAATTTCAGTATTGTATATATGTGTAGGCCGGTACCGCATGGGTAAAACCGATGTCCTGATCATTATATACTTTATTGCTTGTAGAACACTATATGACCGAATTGGAAGAATAGGGTTAAGAAAGTTCCCCGTTCTATCAATAACAATAAACCACCCTTCATGAGATAAAAGTTATTTACAGATTATAAACGAATTATTGGTGGTAATATTGACAAGATGGATTTTGTTTTAAGAAAAATAGATCCATTCTCCGCAAAGGAGATGCAACGAATTAAATTTCAACGCAAAAAATACAACGAGCGCGAAGCAGCTCGCAGACCTTTTAAAAATAATAAGGTTTGGAAAAATTCGCAAAAATGGAAACGAGAGTATGAAACTCTTCCTGAACTGGATATTATTTCCGAAGAGTCCTATCAGCCACACTTTGGCTTAGAGACTATTTCAGCAGCGTCATTTTCGATTGACGCTTTGGCAAAATTCGCCAATATTGATATTCCAGATAAAGTTTTAAGAGAAGTAGAAGGAGTTTTTCTTCTTCTAGTAAATCTTTCACAACAAAGTACACCATTGGGTGTCATTACGTCAGTTTTGACTTGGGCCCAAGGTCGTACTACAAAATCACTTTTTAAAACAGTGAAAGGATTTGTTGAGGAACTTCTCGTTTCACCACAATCAAGCGCAACCCCAGATTGGTTGGATTGTCTTCGTGATGTCCGCCAAAATTGGCAATTGTGTAAGACTAATAGAGCATTTAAACAAGTGTCAAAACTTCTTGGATGTCTCGTCATGATTGGTTTGTGTGATGTTTCGTCACTCGAATTTAATCTTGGCCAATTTAAAGTCTTTTCACCAGATCTTATTGAAAAACACATGTCTGCATATGATATTGCAGATGCTCTATTTGAGACAGTCATCTTCTTTACTGAAGGTGCCTATTTGTGTTATCAATCAGGGTCATTGAGACCATTGCTTGTCAACGATAGGACTGCCATGGAGCTTGACCAAGAGTTCGCTCAGGTCATGGCATGGTATGATTTAGTCAAGAATGGTAATCTTAAGAAATTTGCAGAAGTATCAGATCAAGAATTTGAGAAACGCCTAAATAGGTTGTCCACATCTCTTTTAAATTTATCTCAGTCTTTACGAGGGCCTGAGAAGAAATTAGTTATGGACAAGTACCAAAAGATTTTGATTGTGCAGAATGATTTTGTTGCTATGAAAATCTCGTCAGGAGTTCGCCATGCCCCTTGGGCTATTGAACTTTTTGGAGAGAGTAGTCAAGGTAAAACTACGTTTGGAGATCAGCTTATTGACGCTTCTTGCAAGCCAAGGTATGCCTACTAGCAAAGAGTATCGTTGTGCATATAACGCAGGTGATAAATTCATGTCCAATTGGACCTCTGATAAATTAGTGATGATTTTTGATGACATTTCGAACGATAAGTCGAATTTCGTTGAGAAACCACCGACAAGAGCAATCATTGATGTTATTAATAATCAAATGTATTATGCACCTAAAGCTGAACTTGAGGCTAAAGGAAAATGTTTTGTAGAACCTTGGATTGCAGTCGCAACGACTAATAAAAAGAATTTGGATGCTGGTTTGTATTCCAATTGTCCATACTCTATTCAACGTCGTCTCGTGTGTATCACAGTGAAGGCAAAACCCGAATTTCAACGTGTTCAAGATGGAATACCTTGTGGTGTTGATTCCGCATTAGTCCGGAAGCATTATACAGATGCTGAGGGAAATTATAATCCCCCAATGTTTGACGATATTTGGACTGTCACCATTGAACGTGCCGTAAAACCGGCTGAACTTGCAGTTGTAGCAGGATATAGACCTATTACATATAATGGCAAATTGATGGTCGATGTTTCCATGGCTGAGTGTATTCAATGGGCGATTGATGATTTTGATACTCATCGATTGAACCAAGAATCAATATTAGAAGGAATGAAGTTACGAGAAGTAGATCTTCAGATCTGCTCACATGAAAATTGTAAGCATTTGAAAGGAAATTGTCCTTATCATGTTGAACCTCAATTTGGTAGAGAAACTATGAAGTCGTTTTGGAAACTTTGGTATGCTTCGAGCAAATATAGAAAAGTTGATACTTTGTACGACCGTCTTGATAAAGATGCATCTAAGCTCCTGTATGAGCAAGGAATGGATTTTCTTGATAAATGGGATTGGATTAAAATTGTTCCAGCTCCTATATTAGATCATAAGAATGCTCCTAGCGTATTGAAATGGATGTATGCCGAGCGTCTTAAGAGCGATTATAGATCTGAAATGATGCGTGCATGTTTCACATTTGTTATCATGATTTCATTTTGTTTTTATTCATTTTCAACTCAAACTGCTAAATATTGCACAGTTATTCTTTTCTTTGAAATAGTTTTTCGTTTGCGTAATTTAGTCGAACGTGTAGAAAAGAATTTGTATAAAGACCTTAAAAAGAGAAATATGGAAATTGCTCCAATGCTTAAACGACATCGAGATAAATATGCTAAATACATTTGTGGAGTTTCAATTGGAATTGCTGCATTATATGGTTTGGCTAGAGCGTATCGCGCATATCGAGCTGAAGATCCTCATGGGTCTTTGGAACCCAAAACAAAGGAAGAAGTGCAATCTAGAGATGGTGAAGTGAATGTTTGGACACAAGTTGTTCCACGCGATCTTCCAATCACTGATGTTTCTAAACGAATGTCAACCGAACAGTTGAGTAATGTTGTGAAGAAATGTTTAGTGTATGGATCCATTCACCTTGATGATGGAAATGCTATGGTAAATGGTCTTATGTTAAGCTCTAATGTTATGTTAGTTCCGGACCATTATTTTGAACAGTATGGTGATGTTTTGAATTGTACTTTTCGTAAACGCAATCCAGAAGCTAGTGGTGGCAAATTTGTGGCAAGACTTAGTAAGTCTGCCTCTCATTTCATTCCTGACTCAGATTTGAGAGTTTGTTATGTGCCAACTGGTGGATCATTTAATGACATTGTAAATTATTTTCCCATTGGTGATATGCCAGGTGTTCCTTTTGTTATGCATTGGCGACAGAAAGATGGAGAGATGATTGTAGCTCGGGGGATGACTTCCCCAAGTATTGTAACCACTCACAAGTCTTTCAAAGGTGGAATGTATAAGAATTTAACTATTAACACTTTCAATGGTTTGTGTGGTGCTCCACTTGTGTCTGACACAAATGGTAGTGTCATTCTCGGTGTCCACTTAGGTGGCGCTGCCGATACACCTCGTGGGTGTTATGGAAGCATTACACAACAACAATTGTTTACTGCTTTTGCTGAATTGCGACGCATCGAAGGCGTTGTACTTTCAGGAGGAGCCGGAAAATTCCGTACAACCGTTTTGGGAATTCAACTCTTGAAGGATGATCCTCTGCACAAGAAGAGTGCATTGAATTATCTTCCTTCTGATTCACAAATTGAGTATTATGGATCTTGTCCGGGACGAGCAGTGAGCAAATCTGATGTAAAAACTACACCCATTAGTGAACATATTATTGATGTTTGCGGTGTACCAAATATATACCGTGGACCTAAATTAAATCCCGATTGGTATGGCTGGCAAACATGTTTGTCGAATCTAGCTATTCCAGCACACCCATATTCACATGATTTGCTTTCGATCGCCGTCCAAGATTATAAGGAACCTTTAATTAAGGTTTTCCAAGATGATCTTTGGAATAACGCAAGACCGCTTACAGATCAAGAAAATTTGTGTGGTATTCCAGGAAAGAAATTTATGGATGCTATTAAGTTAAATACGTCTGTTGGTTTTCCTTTAACAGGACCTAAACGAAAGTTTGTCACTGAATTGGAACCAACTCCCGATAAACCAAATAACCGCGAACTCGACGTTGTCTTAACGGATGAAATTAAGAGGATTGAGGATTGCTATAGAGAAGGTAAGAGAGGTTACCCTATAGCTAAAGCATGTAAGAAAGATGAAATCTTAGCTAAAGATAAATGCAGAATTTTCTACGGAAATGCACTATCTTTGACTTGGCTTATTAGGAAATATTATTTACCACTCCTCCGAGTATTACAGATGAATCCGTTGTTATCCGAATGTGCTGTTGGTATAAACTCACATGGCCCAGAATGGGAAGAGTTTCATCAACACGCAACAAAATTCGGTATGGATCGTCTTTTTGGTGGGGATTATGGTAAGTATGATCAAAAATTGCCATCCCAATTAATCTTTGCAGCTTTGAGAGTTTTAATGGATTTCGCACGAGAGTGTGATTATACAGAAGAAGATATCAATATCATGGAAGCAATGACAGGTGACATTGTGTTTGCCTATATTGCTTTTAATGGAGATTTAATTGGTCTGACTGAAGGTACGCATATTAGTGGTAATTCACTAACTGTTATTATTAATGGTATTTGTGGTTCATTGAACTTGCGATGCTGTTTTTATTCGCAGTATGTACCAACCAAGTTTTCAGATCGCCTGAAATTTCGTGATTGCGTTGCAGCAATGACGTATGGTGATGATAATATTGGTTCAGTTAAAACTGGGGTTGATAAGTTTAATATCAAGATTTGTTCCCAATTTTTAGCTGAGTATGGACAGGTTTACACTATGCCTGATAAAGAATCTGAACTTACGGAGTTTTTACCTCCTGAGGAGTTCGAATTCTTGAAGAGGGGTAGTGTTTATCATCCCAAACTTGGCGTGCATGTAGGTGCACTATTGGATAAGTCAATTTATAAATCGTTGCATTGTTTTATGCGTGGTAAGAACTGTCCTTTGACAGAAGAACATGCGTGCGCACAGAACATTGATGGAGCCCTTCGTGAGTGGTTCAATCATGGTGAAGATAAGTATGAGAAACAGCGACAACTGATGAAGGAAGTTGCTACCCGTGCTAATATATCACATATGTGTTCTGGTTTAGATCTCAGCTATAATGACCGAGCTGCAGATTGGAATGCCCAATACAAGGATGACGAAAGTCATCTTGTATAGGTAAGGTCAGTCACTTTGGAGACGTTAAATCCAACCCAGTTTCAATACTGATGGTTAGCAAAATTGATATATGTATATGGATACCGTGTTTGTTTTAATCTTTATATGTTTTGTAGAAAATTCATAGGCTTTGCATATATTAACGGTCCCTACCGGGGAGTTTTGTTCGAGTTCACCGTGCTCACTTGTAAATATATCGTACCATATGAGTCAATCCAATCTATGGTCTGTAAATAAATAAATGGATTGGTAATATTTTTAGTTATAAATTATGCCGGGACGTACAAGCCAACATAAGTTTTGGTCCCGGGGAAGCAAACGTACACAATAAATCTGTGTCGGAGACACAGTCAGCAGTGACTGAAAATTCTTTATTGAAAATAGAGAAATTTAAGCCACAATCTGGTCCGGAAGGTACTACTGTTATGGAAGGTTCAAAACTTTCCACACAACAGAATATTCTTTTCCGTGACCAAAACCCATCCTATGTTTATGGGGTGGACTATGTAGATGATCCTACTAGAGGAATACAGGATACTGATGATGCAACTTTAGATAATTTCTTTTCACGTCCTTTAAAAATTAGTACTCAGGAATGGGGTACAGGCACCACTTTGGGTTATGATTTTGATCCGTGGGAATTGTATTTTGGAAATCCTCGTGTAATTAACAGGATGACAAATTATAATTTATTGCGTGCAAAGTTGCGCTTAAAAATTGTGATCAATGGTAATGGATTCCAATATGGTCGTGCTATGGTAGGTTATCTTCCTATGCATTTTTATGATAGAATGTCTATATTTTCATCACTTATACCAAACGATTTAGTCCAATTGTCACAGTGTCCACATATTTTTGTTGACCCTACCACATCTACAGGGGGTGAGTTGTGTTTGCCTTATTTTAATCATTTTAACAACTCCAGCATTCCTTTGGGCGATTATCGTAAGCTTGGACGAATATATGTTCGCGCGATTAATGCCTTGAAACATGCTAATGGAGCGGGAGATAAATGTACTGTCTCCATTTTTGCGTGGGCTGAGGACGTGCAACTAAATGTTCTCACTTCTGTTGACGCTCCAACGTTGCCTCCTCAATCTAATGGATCATTTAATAATAATAGTGATATTGCAGGGGCTGAGGACGTGCAATTAAATGTTCAATCTGGTATGGAATCTAAGGGTAAGAAAAATACAATGTCTAAGTCTACACAAGGAGGTAAGAAGAGTAGTTATGCCCGACAAGATGGAGGTGCAGCCACCGCAGGAAAGGAGATAGATGAGGCTAATTCAACCGGTATGGTGTCTGGACCTGCAACTTCTATAGTCAAGGCAGCGAATGCATTGAGTGTAATACCTCAAATTGCACCTTTTGCAATGGCAACTTCTAAAGTTGCCGGCACAGTTGGTAATGTTGCAAAAGCACTTGGGTATAGTAGACCACCTGTCACCAAGAATCCGGAGCCTTATAGACCAACACCAGCATCTCAGTTGGCAACAACCAATACACCAGATACAGCTATTAAGCTTACTGTAGATGAAAAGCAAGAGCTAACTATTGACCCAGGTATTGCTGGTCTTGGACCAGAAGATCCTATGTCTATTCAGAATATTGCATCTCGCGAGTCCTTTTTAACTAAATTTAATTGGGACATGGGTACTGCACCTGAGACATTACTTTGGAATGCTAGAGTAGATCCCGTACAATGGGTCAACTCTGGAGGCTCTAACCCAGCTTATCACTTTCCTGCCACAGCGATGGCAGCTTTGCCTTTTGAATATTGGACAGGGACATTGAAATTTAGATTTCAGATTGTTTGTTCCGCTTTTCATAAAGGAAGACTTAAGTTTGT